ATTGAGAAAATCTAAATCTTCTTTGATTAGCTTCTCGTATGCGTTTTTATCAATCTTTATGCTCATATCTTTTCTATTTTGAATTATTACTTTCTAAAAAACATGTCCCCTGAAATTGACCGAGCAGTATCATCTCCGGGACGATCCTTTTAGTTCTATGACGTTAAAAAGCCGGACCATCTTCCTCGTTGCTTATGTTGTAACTTAAAACAGGTACGCTTTCCAATTCATAAAAGCATGTAGTACAAGCATTAAAACCACAAATGAACTTAAGTAAACCTATATTGCGCCCTTTAGCTATGTCTATCATTGCCGTTCCTCTTGTGTCTACACTAGAAAAATCTCCCGGATATGATTTACCTTTTACTTCAGGGCGGTAGACTAACATAACTACATCTGCTGCTTCTGCTATCTGCCCACTATCCCGCAACCTTGCAAGAGATGGGACCGGATTCATATTATCCCTGTTTAGTTGGGATAAAGCGATAATCCAAATGTCAAGCTCTTTAGCAAGATTCTTCAGTCGTCGTGCTACATCTCCCATCTGCTGCTCTTTATTAGCTCCCTTCATGTTTACATTAAGAATCTGCAAGTAATCAACAATAGCACCGTCTATCCCGAATTTTAACTTCATATACCGAATAGATGAAAGGATTGTATCTATGTTAGAGGTACTACGGTCATCGAAATATATTCCCTTACCAGAAACTTTACCAATTCCCTTGTCTACAGATTGCAATTGTGACTCGGACAATCTGGAATACATGATCTCATTCGCTGGGACTCCACTTTCCATTGAAAGAATACGAGCCGTTATTTGCTCTTTTTTCATCTCCATCGAATACATGGCTATCTTAGTGCCTAAACATGCCGCATTCCGCATTATAGACACCGCTAGCGAAGTCTTTCCTTGTGACGTCTCTCCTGCAATGATGATCAAGTCTGATTTTTGCAATCCTCCCGACTTATTATCTATTTTATCGAATCCGGTAGGAGTGCCAGTTAGCGGCTTACTTCCAGATAAATTCTCATTTATCATGTGATATACATTTTCAAGACCTTCATTAATCGTAGATATTACACTACTACTTGATTTGAACAACGATGACAACTGATCAGATACAGTATTGGTCACATCCAATATATCCTCAGATTCAGTATATGAGTTTGAGACAAGATATTGCCCAATTTCATAAAACTTTCGCCTGATAGCTAGATCATGAAGTCGTGCTGCATATTGCTGTAAATCAAATGTCATATTGGACGCCAAAGTCATAAATGCAACCAATTCAAACTCTACGCCATTGGCTACAAGTTTATTCTTGACAGTAATCATATCCGGTCTGTCTCCAGTAGATGCTATTTGAATAATAGCCTTGTATATGTCTTGATGAAATGAATTATAAAAGCATTCATTACTTAGCAATTCTCTAACTTCCTCCAATGCGTCTCTTCTTGATATTATCGTACCGAGAACTAACTTTTCGGCATCTTCATCACGTAATTGTATGTTAACTTCCATATTCTTTCTTTGCCCATTTTAGAAATGTCAGATATACACTGGTATACTTTTTAGGAGCATCCTTGTAATTTTCCATACTTTGAAGTATATCTACTATCTGATCATATGAATACTTCTTTTTTAATTTGAGAAATTCCTCTTCGGTTATTTGTCTTTGAAGTTTAAGAACATTAGGTGTATGTTCTTTGAGCCATTCATTGAATCGTTCATAATCGGATTTAGGAGGTCTTTCTTTCTTATCTACGTTAGTAGATTCTTTATTATCATTATCATATACATTATCATTTATAGTTACGTTTGTTACCTTTTGATAGCACTTGTTACTTTTGTTATCACTTGTTACGTTTGTTACCTTTTGATAGCGATTAGCCATGCCTTTTTTCCCAGCTTCGCTTCTTTTTGCAACAATATCATCGTATTTATCATTGTTGTAATCTATTTGTTTTTTAATAAAAGAAAATGCCATTTTAGCCAACGGTTTCAGATCCGATAGTGTCCCCGATGCAACATACTCTATTATCGCATCGTACACTTCAAGTCTGACCTCCGGTGGATAATCCATTAGCACTTCCTGCCATTCTATATTAAAAACAAAAGATTTCCTTTTTATTTCTTGTCCCATATCTTGATCCTCGATTAATACGCATGAATACAGTTTCTTTTACTATCAGCGACAAAACGCCTTTTAAGCTTATAACAGTAGGCAACACGTGGATTTCCTTTAGCTGTGGGAACAATAGTTCCATTATTGCATTTTGCGCAAGTATCTGGGCGGATAACTTGCTTGTCTGATTTCTTTTTCATATCTATTTTCCTTTTAAATAAGCTGTTACTACAGCGATAAATTCCTCCAAAGACCGGCAGACAACATACTTCGCTCCTATACTATCAAATTCCTTTTGATAGGCTTTTTGGTGGTCGCTTTGTCTTCCTGTCTTAGTCTTTAATTCAATTCCCATAAAAGGATAATACTTGTTAGGGATCAACAGAAGTAAGTCAGGGAAACCGGCACGTACTCCCATCTGTTTAAACTTTACAGCTTCGATAGCATTCCGTTTACCGCCATTAGGAGAATGATGCAACCTTAGCCTATATTGAGGATATTGTAAATCGAACCAGCAAACACAAGCTCTTTGCAAATCATCCTCTTCATGTTTTGGCTTCTTGCGGATATTCTTACCGCAGTACTGGGCTTTCATTTCTTCGAATGTCATATCAACCTTTCTCCTTACTCCTTTGGAGTTTCTTTCTAGTTTTACGAATCATATCTTCATCTCTCAAATTATATCCCCTAATGAGGATTTCTGACGTTTTCAAGCACCGGACTATCGTCTGGTATTCTTGCTTGGTGATTGTTATTTTCATGTGGTGGTAGCAGGATTCGAACCTGCAACGATGGGTTTAGCGACTGATCTGTCGAGAGCCTCCTCGGCGTCCTGTCCAGTACCATCTACCGCAATGTAACGTCTACCAATTCCGCCATACCACCTTGTTCGCCCGCCAATCTTCACAGACAAGCAGGCTGGGGTAAAAAGGTTAACAAAGCTATCTCAATAGCTCACTCTTGCGGATTATAGCCCTACCGGTTACGATAGTGCTTTCCATATTATGAGATAATGTACTTTGCTTAACTCCTATCTGATCTTCGGATAAATGGCGAAAGATACCCGTTACCGAGCTGAAGTAATAGTTCCGCTTTTCGAAGATCAGGTAGACATGGATTACTTTAGTTCTACGCATTTCGCATAACTTTTATTTCAAAACTTCCAAATAACAGCTATTTGGAATTATACAAACTCTTTGTTTCTTTCAATCTCTATTTCCATTAACTGTATCAACCTATCTTCGTCGGGACTAGGAAGGTATATACCGCATTGCGCACTCGCCCAATTACGAAAGCGGTCAATAGTTAAAGCAAATTCGGCACTATCCAAATCAGCAGAGCTACGCAATATTTTTATTCTCCCCAAATACTTGTCGTCTTTCTCACGAATGAAAATGGACGGATTAACGAGCTTTTTATAATACTGTTGCTTCACCCACTCCAGCGTGTTTCCAGTCTCACATGCGAAGTAGCCTAAAATCACATGCAAATATTTATTGCTTTGCAGGCTTCTTTTAGGCTTCTTCTCTGTAAGTTCTACTATTTTTCCGTTTTTAACAAGCAAAGCGGAACGAGATTTAAACTGTTCCGCTTGCAATGGATTAGAAAGATCGTATAGCATGATTTATAATTTACTATAAATCATCATTAACCAAGATACTATCATATAGATTCCTGATATGAGATATTTGTCATCACGCTTTCCTTTAAAATTTATCAGAATAGCTATCGCCATCACTGATAAGGCACATAACCGCATTGCTAACATAGGTCAAAAAGGAAGGTCGTCATCAGGTGAAACACTGGGAGCTGAATCAACCTGTTCCATACTTGGAGCACTTGGTTGTGGATTATGAGTTTGCAAGTCACCCAAGAAGTAATTTACCCCATCTTTTCTTTTTTCCTTTTTAGGAGAACAGGATACATAGTGCGTGTAAGTGTTACTTCCAAATGTAGCAGGTTCCTTACGCTCTCCTACCCATATATTCAGGAAAATACGCTCTTTACCATCTTTACACATTACTTTTTTCATCTGCTCACGGGGAATTTCCGAGAGGCATATGCTACCAAATAAACTACTCATATTACTTACTTTTTAAATGTTATACTATACGATGTTGTACTTTGTTTACATGGAGGATTTAAGGTAAAAACTTCTCCACTATCTTCGTCAATTTCAGTTTTAGGCTTAGAAATTGCTTTTAAAAAAGTCTCCCTGTCTTTACATTGCTGGTTTATTTCTTCCCTCTGTTTAATAAGACGATTATATACAGGATCATTGCAAAAGGAAAAATCATATGTAACACCAGTTTCCTTTATTTGGATTACTGCACCTAAATAGCCGGGAGACTCACCTTTCCCATATTTCTCGCATTCTTGTATTACTGCATCCTTTATGTTTTCATCCTTTAAAAACGTATTTATTGTTTCAGAAATACTTTTCATCTGAACCACTGCATCAATCGGATTTATATCACCATCAATAACTTTGGAAATAAAAGCATTAGCCATTTCTTTCTGTTCCGTCTTGGAAGATGGGATTTTGTTGATTATTAGTTTATTACTCATTGCAGATTATGATTTACTTTATATTGATAATAATTTTCGGAAATCTTATTTATGTCATCATTCGTACATCTATAATTCTTCTCTATCAAATTAATTATAGAAAAACGTTGTTTATTTTCTCTTGCAAAAGATTCATTCCTATAAATCCATTTCATCAAATCTTCTCTTCCGAGAAGAGATGCGTTTAAAACTTTGCGATTATCATTTTCTATTTGTGATTTATTATATTTGGTAGAATCATTGTCCCAATACACATCAGCAGCCATACCCAAAGCCTTGCAAGAAACAGATATAGCGTCAGTTAAAGCCATTTTATAACATTCGTCTGACGTATATGCTCCATTCTTTTCGTTAGCAACAAATGAAGCTCCTCCAACCCCCTGTATTCCTTCACTCCACTCCCCATTATATTTGACGAAAAGGTTGATATGCACAAAGCTTGATATTTCTCCATTTGCACCTTGTTCATTCCACATTTTTATAATCTCATAACGCCAACCAAATCCGCAAGGGCCAAACTGTTCTGTTAGAGTTTTAATTCTCCACATAGGATTGATATCTGTCTTTCCTTTTAAACGACCTGCTGAAATTGTTTTTTTAGCATTGTCTGGAACTTGCCTTATCTTATCGTAAAGTTCAAGACAATTATCATTCCATTCCTTCATATCTTATATTATTTAAAGTGGTAAATAGTTCCCGGATACCGAACCAACGGACACCGGGATAATTCAAAACTTAAATAGCGGACTGGATACCGCACGGAGTCCTTTACTCCGGGATTAGGATTAAACAATAAATTATTTGCGTAATATAATATCTATTTCAGATTGTTTATATAGTCTTTTTCCACCGACTTCTGCGGGAATTAAATAACCTGTCTTAGCCCATCTCCACAAAGTTGACCGATCAACCTGTAACTGTTTACAAGCATCTTTGGGCTTTACGAAAGTCTCTTTTTTCTTAGCCAAAATAGATTCTTCAACTTCTTCTTTTGTTTTTTGAATGAGATAATCTGCGAATGCTTTTAAATCTTCAAAATTCACATTAGCCGATATCTTACTCCCCCCAAGACTCATGATCTCTTGAATACTCATATCTATCCCCCTATTCTTTTTGATGCACCTCTTTTGAACTTCTCTCTAAAAGCATGAACACAGTTAACAATAGCATTATAATACATGATATTGTTTCGTTTCTAGTCATTTCGATTTGCAATGCTAGGTGGGTCACCATAGCAAGAGCAATGACAGCAATAGCATTTTGAATTTTATGAATAGTTTTCATAGAACATTATTTTTAAGTTAATACTAAGCGGCAAGCATTAAATCACCGTCCATTTTAGTTCTCATTATACGTAGAGCTGTTTTTGCAGCAGGACGAATATTACAACGTCTCATGTCCATTTGATAATTCGGCGTAATAGCAAGTATAAAGAACCAAACAGAGAAGAATAACTCAATACCGTGCTTCCTAATCTCCTTCAAATCAAAGTTTCTTTTAGTCCTATCACATAACAGGAATAAAGTAAGCTCTACGTTATTGTTAATGCCTAACTTCTTATGAATATCCCTAATCTGTGCCTTTATGGTCCAAACTGACTTTTTGAGCAAATCGGCAATTTCATCTGGGGTTTGTCCTTTTGCGACTTCATTAGCTACTTGATACTCACATTGAGTTAAGGGTTCCATCACGAAATCCTTTTAATATTAAAAAACCTTGTTTTACCTATAAAGTATTTATCTCCGACGGTCTCTATTTCAATACCTTTCCGTCTTAGTCGATAACGAGCAGAACTCATAACACGATCATAATTACTATCTAAAACTCTAGCTGGTTCATTTATAGATAGCTTACTAATTGAATCTACCCAATCTCCTGTTATTGTCTTTATCCTTTTTGCCATAAGATTAATTATTTGATTATTATTAGTGGATAAGCCCGGATTCGAACCGGGATTTGCAAGATTTCGTTTGTACGTTTCAATTGCGGTTCTGACTTCCCCAATCGTCTTTCCTGCTTCGAGGCTAGCCAGCCGTATTTTCAAACTAAGCGTCTACCAATTCCGCCACTTACCCAATTAAAAAGGTGCGCTATTCTCACGAACGGCACACCCTACAACACAAACACAAAATAAAACACGACAAAACAAAAAGTTTAAATAGTTCCCCTGAACCAATTCGATCGGTAACTTCACGTTATTATCAGGAGATTTTCTTAACTTTGAATCGTCAAATTTAAAAACCAATAAATATGAATCTTTTAGAAGTAATAAAACTATACATAGATAACCAGCGAATGATATTTACTGTATTTATGATACAAACGCCTCTCGTCTTTGTTACTATGCACTTATATATGATGAATTTCGGCAGTTTCGATATTTATACGAAAGCAATGTTTGTACTAGCGGCATCAATAGCTGTAACCATGTTTCTATATTGCTTCAATATAGGAAAAGCATTTGCAGAGTTTGTTATTACAGATGATAAGAAGCTAAATCCTAACATATTGGAAATTGCATTCCCGTCAATAGTTACATTTTCATATCTATCACTATCTAAAAATCCTAACGATGAGATTCACCCAATTCAATGTTTATTATATACGTCGGCATTCTACCTCATTGTCACCATTGTTTTTTCTCTTTTTGATAGATTCAATAAAAAGACAAAACTTAATAAAAAAATGAAGGATAAATAAAACGAAAGGCGCTAATATAGAATCATTCATAATTATAAGTATTAGTTAGTTCCCGCACCTTGATCCGATCAAGACATCACGCAAACAGTGCAACTGTCCGTGCGGGATATATGTTGACTTACTCACGTTGCTTCCTTCCGCTCATATCATCGCTGGTTGGCTATTACGCTATACTTCGCATCGGCTATACTGCTTATCTGCGCAGGCTAATTTAACGTGCCCTGAACACGGATTCATTTTTGAGGGTTAATCCTCCCATCCCGAATTAGGTTCATCGGTTTACCGTTGTGCTCTGAAAGCGTTTCGCTCGCTTCTTTCGTAGATTCTAACCTAACAGAGCCTCGTAATCTTTTATTATTCGAAGAAGGTTACTGATAATATCTTCTTTCGTTTCTTTGCTTCCAGCCAGCATCTGAACTGTATATTCATCTCGTTCTTTCAGATCGTCCGTGTATTTCCGAAGGAAAGACAAATTTTTGCTTATCTCATCCCTACTCATAATTACCTCCAAGAACTATCATAGTTTACATACTTATCGGCGAAAAACGCTTTCAGCACATTTCCCTGTTTTGGTTCAATCGCTTTCGGCTTCAATGATTCTACATATTCATCCATCTTTAAGCGAGCGTCCACCCAAGAAGTACGCAAGGCAGATTTAAGAGAATAACCATACTGGCGTACATATACCCAAGCTCTCTGCATGATGGCTTTCATATTATATTTGCCGTCTTTTACTAGTTCATAATCTCTATTTCTCATTGCCTTACCTATTTTTAGTTATGTAAATAATTTGGTTTTATCGCACAATATTCGCACCTTTGCAGTGTTGATTGATTGATTGACATTGCAAAGATATCATCTTCTTGCGATATATCGCTATTTATCGCAAAGCTTTATCGCTATAATAACAATAATTAACATTATGAACAAAATCAATATCGCATCTTTAAGGAAGTCACTAAAACTTAGACAAAAAGATTTCGGAGAGAAAATAGGCATTAAGCAAGCCTATTTATCAGAAATAGAAAGCGGCAAAAAACCTCTAACCGAGGAACTTTACAACAACATTGTAAACGTTTTCGGAATAGAAAAAGTATCTGAGTATTTTGTATCCAACGAAGCTAGCGATAATATTGCTAAAATAAACATAAGAGAAGCAATACCACTTAACCAAAGCCATATTATAAACGTACCATTAGTGAGCCAATACGCACAAGCAGGATACCTATGCGGATATCAAGATGCCGCATACATGGAAACTCTCCCAACCATACCATTTATTATAGACCATGAAGCCAAAGGAAACTACGTAGCTTTCGAAGTAAGGGGAGATAGTATGAATGACGGAACCGAAGAAAGTTACTTAGAAGGTGACAGATTATTATGTAGAGAAATATATTCCCAATACTGGATAGAATCAAAGCTACATTATACTAAATGGGATTTCGTTATTGTACATGAAGAAGGAATACTCGTAAAGAGAATCATAGATCATAATATGGATAATCATACAATCACAATACATTCTTTAAATAGTATGTATCCTGACCGAGTGATTGATCTAGCAGAAGTAAAGCAGATTTTTAACGTTATAGAATTACAAAGACCTAGAAGAAGATAGGATAATGATAACATTATTAATAATATTAGCTTTATTTGTTTTTCCGATATGGCAAAGTTTCTATAACTATAATAGATACAAGAGGTTAAAGATTGAATTTGATGAATTATTAAACAAATATAATGCTGTATTTAAAGAGAATGAAGAAAATAAGAAGTACGTAGGTTTCTTAGATAAAGCTGTATCGGAAGCTAAATATTTCCGAGCAAAATATAATGAATGCAGTTCAGAACTCACTATGAGTCAAATTGAAAGCAAAAATTTATTGGAAGAGTTGCGAGAAGCTAATACACAACTTCGATACGAAAGAAATAAAGAACAGATCGAGAAAGACAAAGTAAAAGCTAAATTGCTAGAAAAGAAAAAGAAAAGAGAAATAGAAAAATTAGCTCTCCAAGAGCTTATAGATGAAGGCGAGATATTTCCAGAAGCAAACAAACGTCCTCCAATACCAAAAACTGTTGTAGATGCTGTTTGGAATAGAGACAGAGGAAAATGCGTTTATTGTGGATCGAATGAAAATTTGCACTTAGATCATATTATTCCTTTCTCTAAAGGTGGGGATACAAGCGTTGAGAATTTACAATTACTTTGCCAAAAATGTAATCTTGAAAAATCAAATAAAATCGGATAATTAAAAACTAGCTTATGAAAAAGATCATTTTATTAGTATGTGCAATCACTGCACTTTGTTCATGTGGGAAATCAAATGAAGACAAAGCAAGAGAGCTTATCGAAGCCAAACTAAAAACTACGATGAATGACTGGAATAGTTACGAGTTTGTAGAAATGTCTAAAGTTGATTCCGTATTCACCTTATTTATGCATAGTGAAGAAGCTAAAAGTCTTGATGATCAAATTTCAAAAACCAAAAGTAAAATCTCAGAGTATTCAGTAGATAAAGACTTCCCTTTACTTTACGGAGCAAGGACTAAAGTAATGGCAGATAGTATTCCGATACTGGAGCAGATTAGAGATAGCCTACAAAATTTATATGATAAAAAAGAAGAAGCATATAAAGGAGAATTTAATGGATATAAAACTAAGTTCACATTTAGAGGCAACAATAAACTAGGAGGGAAAATCCTAACTAGTTCAATGTACTTATTCAATAAAGATATAACCGAAATCACCTATGAGTTTTCTTTAGATAAGTAGCCATAAAAAGCCTCCCTTTAATATAAGCCTGTCTAAAAAACGGGCTTTTATTTTATTAATAAATCTCTCCACATACCGAGATGTTGTGCGAATGTTGTGCAACAGTATAAAACAGAAAATCGTAATCATCTAACAGTAAGACAATTACGATTTTACAATGTGACCCCGGTGCGATTCAAACGCACGACCTTCAGAACCGGAATCTGACGCTCTATTCACTAAGCTACGGGGCCATTTCCTAAATGCGATGACAAAAGTATAAAAAATCTTCTCATCTTCCTAATGATTCATCTTTTTTTATAGTTCTTAAGTCAGTATTGCCCCTTAACATTCTGTTATTTTGAAATGCTTTAGAGCATATACTTTATCAATTTGACAATCTTTTAGAGAATATCCAATACAGATATTAATATTATTCCTATCTTTGCCGACAATTAACAATCAACAATCCTATGAGTTACTTGATAAAACCAAAGAACTATAAACCGTTACTCGACTTAAAACAAACAGAGTTGGGAATCAAACAAATAAAAGAGTTCTTCCAGTTAAACTTGTCATCCGAATTACGCCTCAGACGCGTGACAGCCCCTCTTTTCGTACTGAAAGGAATGGGTATCAATGACGACTTGAATGGTATAGAACGTCCTGTTTCATTCCCTATCAAGGATTTAGGTGACGCACAAGCAGAAGTCGTTCATTCATTAGCCAAATGGAAAAGATTAACTCTCGCCGATTACAATATCGAACCGGGATACGGTATCTATACCGACATGAACGCCATCCGTTCTGATGAAGAACTCGGAAACCTCCATTCGCTCTATGTAGACCAATGGGACTGGGAACGTGTCATCACCAACGAGGACAGAAACGTAGATTTCCTGAAAGAGATCGTAAATCGTATCTACGCTGCCATGATCCGTACAGAATACATGGTATATGAAATGTATCCGCAGATCAAACCTTGTCTGCCTCAGAAATTACATTTTATCCATTCGGAAGAACTACGCCAACTCTATCCGAACCTGGAACCCAAATGCCGTGAGCATGCCATCTGCCAAAAATACGGTGCCGTATTTATCATCGGTATCGGCTGCAAACTAAGCGACGGCAAAAAACATGACGGACGTGCACCAGACTATGATGACTACACATCCACCGGCCTGAACAACCTGCCGGGACTGAACGGTGACCTTTTACTTTGGGATGATGTACTGCAACGCTCCATCGAACTGTCCTCTATGGGTGTTCGTGTAGACAAAGAAGCACTACAACGCCAGCTCAAAGAAGAAAACGAAGAAGAGAGACTGAAACTTTATTTCCACAAACGATTAATGGATGACACACTTCCACTATCTATCGGTGGCGGTATCGGTCAATCCCGTTTGTGTATGTTTTACCTTCGCAAAGCTCATATCGGAGAAATACAAGCCAGTATCTGGCCCGAAGATATGCGTAAAGAATGTGAAGAACTTGATATACACCTTATATAA